GACATCATAGGTGCAGTCGAAGAAGTGATGACTGTTACCGATGTAGAAGAGAAGACGTATCTCTGGAGTCTATTGGATTCTAAAATTCGTTCAGCAATCAAAAATCAACTTAAGGAATCAAAATGAATCAGTACGACAACACCAACTCAGGTACATTGTTTAAAAACGATAAAAAACAAAAAGATACAGATCCTGCTTACAAAGGTCAAATTAATGTTGAAGGCAAAGAATATTGGATGTCTTCATGGGTCAGGACTAGTAAGCAAGGAACAAGCTTTATGAGCATTAAATTGACTCCTAAAGACCGCCAAAGCAGTGAGCCAACCCGTAAGGCTGCCGATCTTCCCGATGACGATCTACCTTTTTAAGGATTAATATGAAACCCAAATCAATGGCCGTATTGGATATGTGCATAGAAAATGGAATCGAATCTGGATGGAGGGCTTCACATAAGTATGACGAAGACCCTCCTGAAACAAGAATTAAAGAAGCCATCAGGGATGCTTTGACCTATCAATTTTATGAATGGTTTGACTTTGAAGGCAAAAATAATGACTGACGAAGAAATCATAAAGATGGCTAATCAAGCAAAGTTACCTCACGACTATGTTCGAGGTAAGCCAATGTGGTTAGATAAACTAGAAGAGTTTGCTAAGTTGGTAGCAGAAAAAGAACGTGAGGCGTGTGCTGAAATTTGTGATGGTTTTTACTTATCATGGATAGACATACAAGGTAGATATGAATTCATGGGTGAAGGAGCAAGCGAATGTGCTGGTGCAATCCGAGCAAGGGGACAAGAATGATTAATGAACTACCAACTGCATTTCCTTGGATGCATAAAGACATTACTTGTACAGGTATGACATTGCGTGACTACTTTGCGGCAAAGGCTATGCAAGCAATTATTGGCAGAGAAGACAATAGATTTACAACAACTCTTGAGTTTGTGGGTGGTAAGGCTTATCAATATGCAGATGCAATGATAAAAGAAAGGGGACAAGAATGACTGAAGAAGATGAAGAATTTGAACGTATTGCAAAGAAAAGACAATATTTAATTGATTACATCATGGAACCTCCATTGGTTTCTAAACAAAAAGAATGGGTGGGATTGACAAAAGATGATCGAGTTCTCATAAAGCATGATGCAAATTTCAATCAATTTATGACGGCAGGCGAATATGCAGATAGGGTTCAACAATTAACTGAAGCAAGATTAAAGGATTTAAACACATGACCGATGAAATTGATCCTACAAAAGCAATAGATTTTATTGCTAGAGAATCTAAGAACTATGCCCAGGCATATTCTGATGCCAATCATCTTGAGAGATTCCTAAAAACCATTAAATCTCAGTTAATGAATGAAGAATCAGGAACTTTAGGGGCTAAAGAAGCTTATGCCTACTCTCATCCTAAGTACATAGAGATGCTGGATGCCCTTAAAACGGCCGAGAATCAACGCGAGCACCTCAAATACATGTTGGATGCTGCCAAGCTAAAGATTGAGGTCTGGAAGGTTTTAGAGTACAACAGGCGGGTCGAAATAAAGAACCAAATGTAATGCACTCTAAAAACAAAAAAGCCATGACTGCTCTTGAAAGAAAGCATGTTGGCAGAATCAAGGAGATGGCCTGTATTGTCTGTGAGCAATCGGGTCCATCTGAAGCGCATGAAATCGACCAGGGCGAATGGTTTACTAGTCTACCTTTGTGTGCTGATTGTCATCGGGGGTCAATTAATGGTATCCACGGCCAAAAGAGAATGTGGAATATTCATAAACTTGATGAACTAAAAGCGTTAAACTTAACACTTCAAAAAATATTTGAGGAGCTATAAATGGATCCAGTAGGCGAATTTCTGTTAACCATGCTGCATGGCGTGACCAACGCTCATTTACTACACTGGCAAGAGAAAAATGGGTTCAAGCACCGAGTTTTGGGCAAATTCTATGAAATATTATCTGACCAGGTTGACGAACTAGCAGAAGCAATCATGGGTGGTTATGACATGGTTCCTAAGTTCCCTCAAACCTATTTCCATCCAGCAAGCACTGGTGAAGAAGAAGTGATGGCATTGAAGCAATACGTTGAAGAAAACAGAAATAAGCTTCCACAAGATTCTGCAATACAAACTTTGGTTGATGGAATTCAAACCCAAATTGATCGCACTTTATATTTAATCAGAAAGGACTAATATGAAAGCTGGACTTTATGCCAATATCCATAAAAAGCAGGAACGGATAAAAAAAGAAAAAGCTGAGGGAAAACCTGTGGAAAAGATGAGGAAAGTCGGTTCAAAAGGTGCGCCTACTGCTCAAGCATTCAAAAACTCTGCTAAGACTGCTAAAAAATGAAGAAGCACGACAAACCTATAGCCCACAAAACCACTGGTAAGGGCAAGACATACAATCCTACTGACAAGGGTGCTGGTATGACTGCCAAAGGCCGTGCAGAGTACAACAAAAAGAACGGCAGCCATCTAAAAGCACCTGCTCCTAGTCCAAAAACAGAAAAGGATAAAGGAAGAAAGGCATCTTTTTGCGCCAGGATGGAAGGAGTTGTTCGCAATGCAAAGGGACCAGCAGAACGAGCTAAAGCTTCTCTAAAAAACTGGAAATGTTAAGTGCATGAATTTTTGACGGGGGGGTAAAAATTAAGGGTGGGGTGTCTGTGATTTTTACCAGTTGCTATAAAAATAAGCAAAGTGAACACTGACTAACCATCAAAGTGTGTAAGTACTCACTCACTTAACCCCCTTCAATAACCGAAAAGTACTACAAAACCCGTAGAATCGGTTTAAATCGATTTAAATTAATGCAAGTATATAGACATCAAAAACCCAAAAAAACGGCTCAAATAGCCTAAAAATGCCCTTAAACACGTGTTTACTATTGCATCAAATAAGCATAAAAGTATAGATGAAAAAAAACCCGCATTAAGCGGGTATAAAGGGGGAATAATTTAATTATTCAAAATTATCTAGTAAAACCCAAAATTCATCGATTGTGCATACATGTACGCGATTAGTTCCACGCATTGGGTGGCAATATACTAAACCCTTGTAAACGTTTTCTACAATCATTAATCCATTCTCACGGGTTACTATAACTCCAATATTGCCGCGCTTTATCATAATGGACCCCTCATAGAATTTTCAGTGTCAATATATGCTTGGGCTTCAATATAGGGAATATGTAGCTCAAAATCAGTGAATCGATCTTTTAAATCGTTAGTTGAAAATGTCGCAAAATAATCGCATAGTAAAAATTCTAAATTTTGCTTGTAATTAATTTCGGCCTGGACAATTTCGGCAATTAGTTCGCTGCGTGATAATGAATCAATATTAAACATATTAAACCCTTTCAATTGAAATAACCCGTTTTTTATGCCCTAATGCATGATCCGCGATAACGATATCTTTAGCATTTTTACTAGTACCAGCGCATAACATGCAATTGTCGCAAGTAGTTTTTTTCCCGCTTTCGGCGCTGGCGGGACATGCAGCTTCCCCCGCTTGCTTGTCAACACCTACAGAAACTCGAAATACTCTCATCCCATATAAATTAGCTTTGGCAGCTTCGTCTATAGTATCGGCGCTGGCCATTACAAGCTTTGACCATGCAGCATGATCAAATGAAGGGTTTTCCCATTGATGAGAATAACCGACATGATCCGCTGTAAATTGTGTTAACTGTTGCCATATTTTTACGGGCGCTGCTGCGCCGTCTCCATATGTGCCAATTCGCAACTTTAAACCCGTCAAATAATGCGCTACCTCATTGGGGGAAGCTTTAACATAACGGCCGCGTTTATACGCGTTATAAACCATTAAAACCGATCGGCCCACGTTAACATAGCATGGCGGCGCGCCCGTATAAGCCGCCAATGAAGGCCTATGTATACAATGCCCACAAATAGCAGCGTCCGCGCCCGTTTTAAGCGCTTCAACGGGATTAATATCCGATCGGATAATAAAGCTTTGCACCAATGCGCCCGTCTTTGCGTTTCTTGATGCAGCTTTAATCTTATTAATAATTATTACAATTGGAGAGCCGTCAAGTAATGAAGGACCCTCATATACTATGTAACCCAATGGTTTAAATTTTCTATTCATTTTCATTTTTAATCCCCTTTATTGATTGTCTAAAATAATTTTCTTTAATGCTTGTACACTCAAACCCGTCAAATTTGATAGCTCTTTAAATGTCATGTTTAAATGAGAATCAAACAATTCTCTAATTTCATCATTAGATAAAGCTTTATCGATCAAATTAAATTCATTCATTTAAAACCCCTTTAAACGTTAAAAGATAAAAGATACCCTATCACTATGCACAATAGGATAGTTACTAACCATTCGATTACTGTATTCATTTAAAAGACCTCTCAACACTTTTAGATTTAAAATAATCAATAGCCATATAGTAAATAGTCCAATTGTCGCGTTTAGACCATGTTAGAGCTATTTCATCATTAGAAATAAACTGTTTAACCCACGATAAAACCAAAGTAATATGTAATTGATCACTTGGATTAAATTGATAGGTTAGCCAATTCCAATAAAAATTAAGATACTCTTTACGTTTCATTTCTATCCCCTTTGATTGATTTAGTAAGCACTAGAATATTCTCTCTAGTGCTTAACATCTTAACGGATTGAATAACTTTTCGACTATAGGGAAAACCCTTAAAAAGTATAAATAAACGCAATATATTTATTACAAATTTGTAATTCAATAATATTGAAAGCTTAACGCATAAAAAGAATTATTAAACCATTGTCTAATTTTGAATAGCATTAAATCAAGTAAAAAGTAATGCATTGTCACATAGTGAAATCATATATATAACCCTTGTAACAGTTGAGAGCTTGTAAGTAATGCAGCAAGACCATGCATTGGGCGCAACACTTTAAACCCTCGAAAATAATAAAGCCCCTCGTAAAGTATACGGAAACAGTAAGAGAGTAAACAGTAGAACAAAGCCTATTGGCGCGAACTATTACATTTAATTACTATTTAACCTTGAACACTAAAACGATCGGACCCCCCCAAATCAATCAAATTTCACCACCCCCCCAGGCGTTTTTCAGAGGAGAAATGGGGGGAGGGGGGTACTACTGGAACCAGGAGAAAGGAGGGGGGCCCACTCCCCCGTTCCCAAAATTTCTACAAAAAGTTTGAGTTTAATAAACCGATAAATACGTTATACTGGCATCTACAGGAAAAGGAGACTAGCAATGGAATGGTCATTGGTTACACCTTATGAGGCTCTACGGGTTATTGATACCTTTGAGCCTATGTACAGAAAAGAAAGTACTTTAGGTTACGACAGAGACTTTATCCACAAGATATTAACAGTGGCATCTACTGTTCAAGTGTTTGACAAGTCTAAGGAGTTGATTGCGAAGTGTACTGATGGAGATAGGATATTAGGGGTATGTTGGTTTGATAGAGGTGGGTATGCACCCTATTCAACCAAAGAAATATGTAATTCTAAGTTTCACCATGTTGATTTGTCTTTACCGATTAGGACGAGGTATAGAATAATTAACCAAATGATTGACCAACAATTGTTATGGGCTTATCATTACGGCATACCGATAGTCTGTTCTACGAGTGTGAGGGGGGATTATCAGGGTTTTATGAGGATTCATGCAAAGAGGGGTTTTACAGTGCATGGGTCTTTTGCGTATATGGATGTGAAGGAATGGCATGAAAACCAAGGACGCACAGATAGCAATTGAATTGGCAACGGGTAAGAGGATGCCTAAAGCGAAGTCGGTGGTTAACAATGTAACGGAGTATGGTGCGTTGTTTAACCGATTGAATGCTGAGAGAGCTGAGAAGGGGTTGCCACCTTTAAAGACTGCGATGGAAGTATTGATTGATGCGATGCAGTCTGATGAGTTGGATATGAAGGATAAGGCTAGAATTGCTGACAAGCTTGCTCCTTTTGAGTCTTCTCGTGCGCCTATCATATCGATAGAGCATGTACAGAATATTCAAAAGGAAGATGAGATCGATGCTGAAGAAGCATTGGATAATTTCCTAGAGTCTTTAAAGAAGGTTTAAAATGCCATTAATCAAATCAAAGAGTAAGAAAGCTTTTGGTGAGAATATCGCTAAAGAACGTGAGGCTGGTAAGGGTGAGAAGCAAGCGGTTGCTATTGCTTATGCCGTGAAGAGAGATGCTGAACACAAACGCAAA